CACGAGCGGGATCGTCGCGGCGTTCTGCTTGAACGTCGCCTGGTACGCGGCGATGACGCGGCGCGCGTCGCTGGCCCGCCCGGTCGGGAACGTCAGGTTGTGATACGGGCACTGCTTGTCGGCCTCGGTGAAGTAGCAGTCCGGCCCCTCGTTGACGATCAAGCGGCCGTCGCGCCAGGCGAGCCCGACGAAATTCGCCGCCTGGCGCGCGCCGAGGTCGGCGCCGCGCTCCAGGATGTTGACCATGCGCTTGAACGGCGCTGGCGCCCAGATCGGGCCGAACTTGCCCCACTGGTCGACATTGTGGAGCTGGTCGTCGAGCATCACGCGGCGCACGAGCTGCGCGCCGTGGCGGGGCGCCTGGACGGACACGGCGAAGTAGACGGTGGGCGCCTGGTCGGCGTCGCCTGTCATCGTCGACGTCGCGCTCGCCACGGATACGCGGCTGATGCCGGCGATGCGGAAGCCGCACAGGTCTGTCATGACGGGCGTTTCGGCGCCGGTTTCCTCGTTGCGGTCCATCTTCGAGATGTAGCTGGTGAAGTCGGGCCGCACGCGGAAGCGCCAGTACTGCGCGAAATCGTGCGACGGCAAGTAGATGCGCGGCCGGCCGCGACGCGTGGCGTCGCCGGCGAGGCCAGCAATCAACCACGGCTCGAGCTGGTCGAGTGCGGCTCGGTCGTGAGGCCGAGGTCATCGGGCGTTTTGCCTGCGATCGCGATTTCGACGGGCTCTCCCGTGTCCGTTCGATAGCAGACACGGCCGCGGAAGTCGGGCAGCAGGAACCATGCGCCATCACGATAGAACGGCCAGGTCGTCGGGGTGCGCGGTGGAGGTGCGTCGAGCGTGGCAGACGCGGGAATGAGCCAGCGGCCATCGTTGCGCGGATCCCATCGGCAACACGACGCCCAGCTCGGCGAGGCCGGGGTTGGCTTCCAGGACCGCTTCCACAGTGCCGGCCGTGCTGGCGTAGTAGCGCCAGCACAGGGCGTCGAGCGTCTCACCCTGAAGCGCGGCGACCTTCATCAGATCAGCTCGACCGTCGAACGCCCGACGCCGAGGATGTCGCTGATTGCCCATCGCGCGTTGCGGCGCGACTCGTCAGCGGTCACGGCCAGCTCGGCCGCGACTTGACCGCCGCTCTTGGTCGAATCGAAGCCGCGGTATTTCTCGGTCACGTCTGCGTGCGCCAGGTGATAGACGGCGCGCCGGTAGCGGTACGCGAGCACGGACTCACCGTCGACGCGCTCGGCCGGCACGTCAGCGAGCGACGCGGCGCCGGCTGCCCGCTGTCGAGCGCGCCACGCGCGCAGCTCGTCGTTGACGGTCAGCATCGCGTCGCGCGCGGCATGGGCCAGCCGTTCGCGCGTCACGGTGCCGTCCAGGCGCATCGCGTCGCGCAGCGCTGACAGGTCGATGTCCGGAAAGAATCCGTCGTTCGTCAGCGTGCCGTCGATTGGCGACGAGGCGACGGCGGGCGCAGCAGTGGCAACGAAACTGTTCATGGTGAATTCGGGATTGATGGCGGTGGACCGGCGCACAAGGTCCGTTACCGTCAGGCGTTGGGCCTGGGCGCCGGTGCCGCCATGCCGGGGTGGGCTCTTTACGTGCCTTCGGCGCCGTCGCCCTGACGGCCCGTGGCTTCGATCAGCTTCGAGAGCCGATCGATGTCTTTTTTGACGCCGACGCGGTCGTTCAACGACAGCGCGCGGCGCAGATAGTCGAGCGCGCGCGGCGGATCGGCTTCCTGTACGGCATAGCCGAGCGCCTTGCAGAGCTTCGCGCGCACCTGGTCGTGCATGTCCGCGTCGGCCGTCAGCTCGTCGACTAGTTCCAGGCTGGCTGCGTCGAACGTGCTGCGCTCCAGGAACGCGGCCAGCGCGGCATCGGCGAACTGCTCGGCGACGACGGAGGCGAGCGACCGTTCGAACTGGTCGGGTAGCGCGAGGCCGTGCGTGAGCGCGTATGCGGCGATCGCGAGCGCACCGTCGTAGTCGCCGGCGTCGATGCGCCAGACCATGATCGTCACGAGTACGTCGTCCTGTGCGCCGCGGCCGCCGTTCAACACGCCCGCCACGTAGTCGGCGTACTCCGGCAGCAACTTCCGCTTCAGCTCGACCTTACGGGCGACCGACTGCACGCCCTTCAGGGCGCGGCGGTCGGCCGCGAGCTTCGCGAGCATCAGCTCGTAGGGCGTCGCGCCGGCCATCGTCTGACCGGGCGCCGTCGCGGCCGCCGCGCGGGCGGCGGACACACGCGCGAAGTGCGCGCGAGCGGGCGTGTTGATCGTCATGCCGCCACCAACTCGATGTTTTCCGCGACGCAGCCGCAACCGAAGTCTTCGACGACATACGCGTCGTTCGACGATTCGTAGTTCTCGATTTGGTCGCGCTTCGGGTTGTCGATCAGCGAGCGACGGCGTGCACCTTCCTGGAAGTAGATCGACAGGTTTTCCAGCTTCGTCACCATCATCGCGCGCTTCGGGAAGAACGGCACACGCACGGCCGGCAGGTTGCCGATGCGCTTCTGGCTGACGATCAGGTCGGCCGCGAGCTGCTCGGTCGGTGCCTGAGTCGTGTTGACGATCGGGAAATACTTGTCGTGCAGCAGCTCGCGGCCGCAGATCACGACGAGGCCCGTGTCTTCCTGGAACCACGGATCGATCATCGACGAAACGATGTCCATCACGAGCGCGTCGAGATTCACGTAGTCACCGGCCTTACCGACGAGTACCTTGCCGGCTTCCTTCGCGCCTTCGTGCAGCACGCGGTGCCCTGCGCGGTCGCGATACTGTTGCAGCCAACCGATGTTCACGTCCTGCAACAGCGGGTTCGCTGCCTTGTCGGTTGTCGCGGCCGCCTTCACGCCGTTCCAGCCGATCATGATCCGGTCGAGTGCGGCCTGGTTCAGGATGACGTTGCGGATGCGCTGCTGGAAGTCGGGGAACTTCGCCCACGCGTCGAGCTTGCGGTACGTGATGGCCGTGTCGTAATCGGTTTTCTCGCAACGATATCGGTTGCTGTCGAGCGCGGTCGGGTCGATCGGCTGACGCTCGGCTTTCGTGGTGTCGGTGCGGCTCGCGATCGGGCCGGACACGGACAGGCCGAGTTTTTCACCTTCCAGCTCGGTCACGGGCAGGATGTTGATGCTTTTCAGAAACGCGCTCGATTCCTGCATCTTGGTTTCGAGCGTCTGCTGGACAGACGGCTCGACAGCGAATTTCTGCGACACGTCATCCGTGTCGTTCAGCTTGGCGATTTGCGCGGCGTACTTCCGGTACGCCAGGCGCGTTTCCTTCTTCATGAGGTGGGTTCTCCGGGGTGTGGGCGTGGACGGGTCAGCAGTCGGTCACGAGCTCGCCGGTCGAACCGGTCGACGGCTGACGCCGTGGTGCGCCGTTATCGGTTGCCGACAGCTTCGCGGTCAGAGCTTCGACGGCGGCGACCGCTTCGTCGGCGCGCTTCTGTGCGGCAGTGAGGTCGACGCGCAGCGCGGCGACTTCGCGACCTTGCTGGCTGGCGAAGCTGGCGACTTCTTCGACCGCGCGGCGCACATCAGCATGGCGCTGGTCGTCGTCGGCCTTCGTACGTGAAAACAGATCCTTCACGGCGGTCAGCAAACTGTTCGTCTTCGGCTCGCCTTCGAATTCGATCGACGTTTCGCACGCGGCCGAGAACAGGTTGTTCGAGCGGCGTGCGGCGAATTGCAACGCTTCCGTGCCAAGGCTCGCCGGATCGTCGGTTGCGGCCAGGCCGACCAGGTACGCTTCGCCGATGTCCGCGAAGTCGGGATTGACTTCGATCGACGTGAAAATCTTCTGCCGCTTCTTCGACAGCGTGACCAGATCGTCGGTCGGGTCGATTTGCGCATACAGCGCCATCTTCCCTTTCAGCGGACCGTCTTCGATCTCGGTTGCCTTCAGTGCGATCACGTCGCCGTACGCGCCGAACGGGTTCGTCGCCGAGAGCGGCGCCCATCCCTTCAGGTGTTCGATGTTCAGGCGTGCGCCGTACAGTTCGCGGTTGTAGTTCTTCGCCATCTGCGTGAGCCATTCACGCTTGATTTCGCGACCGTCGACGGTCGAACCTTCGACCGCGACGCGGAAAAATTTCGTCTTGTTGGTTGCCATGGATTGAGGTCGAACCGTGGTTGAGTGAGCGTGGTTCTCATGTTCGACCTTCACGCGTCACGGCTCAACGAACGGCGTGTGTTGCCCGCATGGGTACGCAGTGCTCCGCGTGATCGCGCGCGCGCGTCGCCCTACGCTTGCCGCATGCTCGAAACGACAGACCCAATTCAACGCGAAACGAACGTGCGACAGATCGCGCGCTCGCTTTACTGGCAAGGCTGGCGCATCTCGTCGATCGCGCGGCATCTCGAACTGAAGCCGGCGACCGTGGCGTCGTGGTGCCGTCGTGACAAATGGAAGGAGGCGACGCCGATCGAGCGCATCGAGGCGGCCGCCGAAACGCGCTTGATGGTCCTGATTGCGAAGGACAAGAAGGACGGCGCGGACTACAAGGAAATCGACCTGCTCGGCCGGCAGATCGAACGACTCGCGCGCGTGCAGAAATACGGGGAGACAGGGAAGGAAGGAGACCTGAACCCGAACATCGCGGCGCGCAATGCAGGGCCGAAGCGCAAGCCGCCGCGCAACGAAATCAGCGAGGAACAACACGAGCGGATCGTGGCGGCGTTCCGCGAATCGCTGTTCGATTATCAGAAGGTCTGGTATCGCAACGGCGATCAGCGCACGCGCAATATCCTGAAGTCGCGGCAGATCGGGGCGACCTGGTATTTCTCGCGCGAGGCGTTTGTCGACGCGCTCGAAACCGGCCGCAACCAGATTTTTCTGTCGGCCAGCAAGGCGCAGGCGCACGTCTTCAAACAGTACATCGCGCAGTTCGCGCGTGACGCCGCCGACGTGGAGCTGACAGGCGATCCGATCATCCTGCCGAACGGCGCGATCCTGTATTTCCTGGGTACGAACGCGCGCACGGCGCAGTCGTATCACGGCAACTTCTATTTCGACGAGTACTTCTGGGTTCCGAAGTTCCGCGAGCTGAACAAGGTTGCGTCCGGCATGGCGATGCACAAGCGCTGGCGCAAGACCTATTTCAGCACGCCGTCGAGCATCACGCACGAAGCGTACGCGTTTTGGAGCGGCGCGCATGCGAACCGCGGCCGCGCTGCGGGCGATCGCATCCAGATCGACACGAGCCACGAAGCGTTGGTGCGCGGCATGCTGGGCGAGGACGCGCAGTGGCGCCAGATCGTGACGATCCTTGACGCGATGGCTGGCGGCTGCGACCTATTCGACATCGACGAGCTGCGCCGCGAATACAGCGCCGAGGAATTCGCCAATCTGCTGATGTGCGCGTTCATCGACGATTCGCTGTCGGTGTTCAAGCTGGCCGAGCTGCAACGCTGCATGGTCGACTCGTGGGAGGAATGGGCTGGCGACTTCTCGCCGTTGCTGCTTCGCCCGTTCGGCTATCGCGAGGTGTGGGTTGGCTACGATCCGGCGCTGACTGGCGACTCGGCCGGCCTGGTCGTCGTTGCTCCGCCGCGTGTCGAGGGCGGGGCGTTCCGCGTGCTCGAACGTCACCAGTTCCGCGGCAACGACTTCGAGGAACAGGCCGCGGCGATCGAGCAGATCACGCAGCGCTACAGCGTCGGCTACATCGCGATAGATACCACGGGCATGGGGCAGGGCGTCTATCAGCTCGTGCGCAAGTTCTATCCGGCCGCCGTCGCGCTGAACTACTCGCCCGAGGTCAAAACCCGCCTGGTGCTGAAGGGGCAATCCGTCATCCGCAACGGTCGTCTGCAATTCGACGCGAGCTGGACCGACCTGGCCGCCGCGTTCATGGCGATCAAACAGACCATGACCGCGAGCGGTCGGCAGGCGACATTCACCGCCGACCGGAACGACGAGACCGGCCATGCGGATCTAGCGTGGGCTTGCCTGCACGCGATCGACCGCGAGCCGCTCGCCGGCGGCGGCATCAATTCTTCATCTTTCACGGAGTTCTATTCATGAGCAAGCGCCGATCGCGCGCGCCGCGCACGTTCGCGGCCGCGCCGGATTCGGGCGCCGCCGGCGCCGCGCCGGCGCGCGCCGAGGTCTTCACCTTCGACGATCCCACGCCGGTCATGGACCGGGCCGAGATTCTCGATTACGTCGAGTGCTGGTCGAACGGCGAATGGTTCGAGCCGCCGGTCAGCTTCGCCGGCCTGGCGAAATCGTTCCGCGCCAGCACGCACCACAGCTCCGCGCTGTACTTCAAGGCGAACGTGCTGGCGTCGACGTTCCGGCCGCATAGGTGGCTGTCGCGGCATGCGTTCGAGCGATGGGCGCTCGATTTCCTGACGTTCGGCAACGGCTACCTGGAACGCCGCCGCAACCAGCTCGGCGACACGCTGCGGCTCGAACCCGCCCTGGCGAAATACACACGGCGCAAGGCAGATTTCAGCGGCTTCGTGTACGTGAACGGCTGGCAGGACAAGCACGAGTTCGAGCCGGGCAGCGTGTTCCAGCTCATGCGACCGGACATCAACCAGGAGGTGTACGGCCTGCCCGAATATCTCAGCTCGCTTCACTCGGCCTGGCTGAACGAGTCGTCGACGCTGTTCCGGCGGAAGTATTACGAAAACGGCAGCCACGCCGGTTTCATCCTCTACATGACCGACGCGGCGCACAAACAGGAGGATGTCGACAACATGCGCACGGCGTTGAAGAACGCGAAGGGGCCGGGCAATTTCCGCAACGTGTTCATGTACGCGCCGGGCGGGAAGAAGGACGGCATCCAGCTCATTCCGGTGTCCGAGGTCGCGGCGAAGGACGAGTTCTTCAACATCAAGAACGTGACGCGCGACGACCTGCTCGCCGCGCATCGCGTGCCGCCGCAACTGCTCGGCATCGTGCCGAGCAACTCGGGCGGGTTCGGCACGCCGGACACGGCCGCGCGTGTGTTCGGCCGGAACGAAATCAAGCCGCTGCAGGCCCGCTTCGCCGAGCTGAACGACTGGCTCGGCGAAGAAGTCGTGGTGTTCGACGATTACGAGATTCCGCCGGTGCCGGCGACCGTGTAGCGCACACGGCGATTCGAAGTCATGCGGCAGGGCCGCGCACCGGGCAACCGGGCGCGGCCCTTTTTTGCGTCTGGCGCCGGGCGAATAGAGGCGCTACAGCGGGTTGGCCGGCGTGGGGTGGTTCAGGGTCGGACGCCTTGCTGCGAAGGGCGCGTGGAGGCTGTCGTGCGGCCGTGGCGGGCGTCTGGCGGGATGGGGGGAGGGGATGCCGGCCCGCGCTGCGGCCGCCGCTGCGCGGTCCCCTCCCCGCCTGCGGGCTTCGCTTGGTAGAGTGGTTTTAGTGCACCGGGCCGCTAGGCTCGGCGGCCCTTGTGGCGCGGGGCCCCGGGCGTTTCAGGGTGCCCGGAAATGATGCGTTCTGATGCGCGACGATGCGAATCTATGCGTACCCGGTCGGCACGGGCTGCACGGTAGTCGGACGGGGCGATTCCCCCATGAGCTTTTATGCACCTTGAGTATGCAGGACGCGCGATTCCAGCAACAATCCTTGATGCTCTTCAGCGCGATCTTAATCGTATGGCTGTCGAGTCTTGTGTCGAGCGATGATTTTGGCGATATCATCAGCTTGTGCAAGACTAAGCGTGCACAGAGGTCGCGCCGTCCTATGATGGTTCGGCGCCTCACTATATAAAATATTACGGGGTTTCGAAGAGCGAGATGGCTAACTATTTCAGAACATTGCATCTTGGTGCATTAAATGTCGTCCTCCAGCCGCATTCTGCAAGTATTTACGTGAGTCGATTTCAGAAATGTGTGGCTCTTACGCGGGCGGATTTTTCTGAAGGGAAGTTCTTCGGGCGAGCAAATGACGGATTTATAATTACAAGTATACATCCTATCAATGCAAATGACCTAACGGAGGGGTTCCAGGGCGAGGTTGCTCGTTTCATGAAATTCGACCCGACTGAAGCGAGTCATTGGTTAAAGCTTTCGGATGGTAAGCAGGCGGAGGAGCAGGATATAATAAACGTACGAGTTCCCCCAAATTTGAAGCCAAATCTCGGAATTTTTCGCTTCGCATTCTATCCGAAAAGCCATCGCGTTGTATTTGAGGTTAAGTCGGAAAGCAGGTCTATATCGCATCGTTCGATACTTCCCGTATTTGATTACTTCTTTAATCATCCGAAGCTGCCTGCTGGAGAGCCGCGGGCACGGATCAACATCGAGCAGAGTCATCAGATGGTCGGTCGCATTCTAAAGCTGCAAGATCTCGCATACATTAATGTTCGGTTTGCTCGCCCGAATGATTTGCTAACCGCAGAGGATGAGGAGGAGGCTATTGAAGGCATGTCGGAAGCAGGGATCGAGGAGATTGATATTTCTCTGCAACGAACTCACGAAAAACCGATTCAACTCTGGGATTGGTTGAAGCGCCTCGCTGGTTGGACTGCGTCAAATGGTTCTCTTACTGCGACCGGTTATGAGAATGGCAAAAAAATGACGCTTTCAACGAAGAGTCAGCCGATAACTAAAAAACCAAAATATGATAGTCGTGTCACAGTGGCCGCCGAAGCATTTAGAATTGAGTCGGCTGAATTTGGTTCGGAACTCGACAATCGTCGGCCATCATAGGTATTTGATAAAAAATGAGCACAGGCAGCAACTTGAAAAAGCCCTCGAAGCGCCCGCCTATGCCAGGATATTTTGAAGCATATGGCGGATTTAAAACGTTGTTTACGTCTTATTTTTTCTGGGCGGCGGTGATTGTCACATGCTTGTCTTATCCATTTTGGAGCATTAAGGACTGGTGGAATGTGGTTACCACCGTTCTTCCTACGATTCTTGGATTTACTATAGCGGCATTCGCACTTGTGATTGGATTGGGTGCTGGCGTGTTTAAGCGGCAATTGCACCGCGCCAGAAAATCTGGGAAGCCGCCTTTGTATTTGCAAGTGTCGGGGATATTTGTGCATCAAATCGTGGTTCAGGCATCCGCAATTCTTTTTGCTGTCACCTTGGCCGCGATTTGGCTTTGGCCGGCGCCAACTGAAGAGCCGTGGGTTATGGTTAACGAGTGGGCTCGTCGTATCTCATGGGGGGTCGGATTTTTTCTATTTGTTTATAGTATTTTTCTGGTGATTGCGGGTGCGCTAAACCTATATACGCTAGCAAAGCTCATTCAGCGCGGAACAGAAATTGATGCCGAGAGGGAAGCGCGCGAGCGAGCTGAGGCAGCTCGAGCCAAGCAAGCCACGTCGCCAGTCCAGACTGAACATCCAAGCCAGTCGTCCGACCCACAACAACCGTCAAAATAA